ATAACGCTATTGTCAGAAATAAAGTACACTACATTTGCGGTAATGGTTGGACAGGTAACGACCAGTTTATAGAGAAACCTAATAGGTCTGAAAATCTTAATGACCTGACTAGGAAAATTTCTATGGATTTGGAGTTATTTGGTGGTGCTTACATTGAGGTAATCTGGGGTTTAGGTAAGGTAGCGGAAATGTGGCACATTGATTATACTAAAATTAGAACTAATAAAGATAATACGCAGTTTTGGTATAAAGAGAATTGGAAAGATGTAAAAGAAAAGCTAGAGTTTGTATATCCTGCTTTTAATCCTAAAGTTCCACAAGGAAAACAGATTATCTATCTAAAGGAATACAGACCGAATATAGGGGTTTATTCTTTGCCTGTTTACTTTGGTGCTTTGAATTACATTGAATCGGATATAGAGGTATCTAAGCACGTTCTAGGTAATGCTAAGACTGGCTTTAGTGCTTCAAAACTAATTACGCTTCCAGACGGAACGCCTTCAAGGGAGGAGCAAAACGAAATCCATAGGAAGTTTAAAAATACCTATACTGGCTCGGATGGAGTTAAGTATATGTTGTCGTTTGTTAACGATGCTTCTAGAAAGCCTATTGTAGATGACTTAGGGCAGTCAGATTTAACTAAAGAAGATTTTGGTAGGGTTGACGAGTTGATTCAAACAAACATCTTCTCTGGTCACCAAGTTACTACTCCTTCTATTTTTGGTATTGCGGTAGCTGGTAAGCTAGGCACTAGAACAGAAATGAGGGATGGCTACGAGATATTTAAAAATACCTACGTTAATGGTAAGCAGCAGTTCCTAGAATCATTTATGAGCACTATGGCTGGTTATTTTGGCTATAGTGAGGAAATGCGAATTATACCTGCTGAAGCTATTGGTTTGGATTTAGGAGAGGCTACTTTGCTACAAATTATGAGCAAAGATGAAATGCGAGAAAAAATTGGTTTGCCTAAACTAGAAGAAAAAACAGAATCTACACAACAAGATGTAATTGATGCTATCAATAGTTTAAGTCCGTTAGTAGCTAATAAAGTTCTTGAGCAATTAACACCAAATGAACTTAGAGGATTGATAAACCTTTTACCTAAAGAGGGAGGAGAACAAATACAACCTAGTGCTAGTGATTTAAACCCAGTTGAAATGTCAGAACAATACTCATTATTTTTTGAGTATGGAGAGGACAAAGAAAACTTTGAGGTGTGGAAGCAAAAAAGTTATTTTGAGGACATGGAACTTTTTGCAGATGTTACACAATTACAATCAAATATCTTAGACTTAATTAGCAAGGATAAAAGAATAACACCTGAAGTTATAGCTAAAACATTAAATGAAGATTTAGCGGTAATTGTAAGGATTATAACATTACTGGAAAATAAAGGATTTCTTGCTCCTAAAGAATACACAATAGGTAAGGGGATTGATTCAAATGTTATTGTAGAAAGACAATTAACAGAACCTTTGAGGGATATAGTAGAAAAAATTAAACCTAAAACTACAGAGTTTTTAATTAGATACTCTTATGAATGGAAAAGAGGTTTTAGTGATGCTAATGAAATAACCAGCAGACCATTCTGTAAATATCTTATGAGTGCAAACAAAATGTATTCAAGGGCAGAGATAGAGCAAATGAGTGCTAGACTAGGTTATTCTGTTTGGGATAGACGAGGTGGATGGTACACTAAGCCTAATACAAATACACATTCTCCTTCATGTAGGCATCAATGGGTTTCAAATGTGGTAACACGCAAATAAGAAAAGATGAGTGCTAATATTTTATTTATATCAGTAGAAACAATTAAGGACAGAAGCGGTTTGCATAATAACGTAGACGAGAAACTTATTTTGCCAGAAATAAAAACCTGTCAAGATATGTACATCTTACCAGCGTTGGGTACAAGTCTTTACGAAAGATTGCAAGATGGTGTTAATTGTGGGAATTTAAACTGTGACGAAAAGTCACTACTTGATGATTATATTGTAGATTGCTTAATTAACTACGTTCTAAGCGAGTTGCCTCAAGGATTAAGTTATCAGTTTTATAATAAAGGCTTAGTTAGGAAGTCTTCAGATAATACAGAACTTCCTTCTATGCAGGATATGATTGACATAGCTAATCGATACAAAGCAAGAGCAGAGTTCTATAAGCAAAGACTAATTAAATACTTAAAACAAAACAATACTTTATATCCAGAATATCTAAACTACGGAGCAGGTTATGACGCTATTAAGCCAGAGAATGACGGCTATACGGCTTCTATTTGGTTGAATGACCCATACTGCTGCAAAGGTGAAAAAATATTTAGAGAATTATATCAAGGCGATAACCCACCATGTTGTTATGAGTAAAAAAGCAAACTTAAAAAACCAAGAAAAACTAAAAACATATCTAAGTAAAAATGACTCTCAATCAAATAGTAAATCAGATAACAAGCTACGGGACAAGTCACCCACAGATAAACACTGTAATCTTCGGGGACTTCGCAGACAAGCTAGATGATGCAGATGTTATCTACCCTGCTATGTTCTATGATTTAGAAGGTGGGAACTTTTTAGCTAAGCAATTATCTTTTAGTTTCAGCATTTATTTACTAGATAGACACTTAGTAGAAACAGACGCACAAGAGGTTTTAAGTGATATGAGTTTAGTAGCTGAAGATATTGTAGCAAGGCTTAGAACTCCGTCTAATGAGTGGATAACTAGTGATAATATAAATGTTCAATTTTTTAGAGAAGCAGAACCCGATTACTTAGCAGGGGTTAGGCTTGATGTAAGTATTACACTGCCGAGTATAAACAATAGATGCCAAATTCCATGAGTACAGCGAATTTCAAACCAGCACAACACGATATAGAATTAGTCAAGGGTAATTCTTGGCAGGAAACGTATGTGTTTACTTTAGATAACGTAGCTATCAATTTATCTACGGCTACAATTTTAGTTAGTATTTATAGAGGTTGTTCTACTTCTGCTGCTTTGTGGACTGCTACTAACGGAGATGGGGTAACTATTTCTGGGGTAGGTTCAAACACTGTTACAATCAATAAAATAGTAGGATTAGATTCTGGTAATTACATTTGGGATATGAAGATAACATTTACCGATGGTACTATTAGAACTTATGTTTGGGGTGATTTCATTCTTTATTTAAATATCAATCAGCAATGAGTGTAGAAATAAATATAACAGACCAGATAGTTGAGATAGATGTAGCAGCAGGTGCGGTCATTCAACCTGTTTGGGGTGGTATTACTGGTACACTAAGTAACCAGACTGATTTACAAAATGCACTTAATTTAAAAGTACCTTATACAGGTGCTACGACTAACGTTAACTTGGGTGAGTTTGAGTTGAAGGCTGGACAGATTACATTAGACACCTCTCCTACGGGTACGGCTGCGGTTGGTACTACGAGATGGAATGATACAATCGGTAGTAGTGAAACAACCTTAAAGGGTGGTAGTGTTATTTTAAAGAATGGTGTGGACTTGGTAGCAAGAGTGGTAAATAAAGTTAGCCCTAATACTACACTAACTAAGGCAGCCTATCAAGCGGTAAGAATAAGCGGCGCACAAGGGCAGAGATTAGCGGTTGCTTTAGCACAAGCTAATAACGACAATAATAGTGCTGATACGATAGGACTTGTTACGGAAACTATAGCAACCAACCAAGAAGGGTTTATAATGACCGTTGGTTCGCTTGAGAGCATCAACACAACAGGTTCATTACAAGGTGAAACGTGGGCAGATGGTGATGTGATATATTTGAGTCCTACATCGGCTGGTGCTTTGACTAACATCAAGCCTATTGCTCCTCAACATATTATTGTCATTGGTTACGTTGAGTATGCTCACGCAAACAATGGTAAGTTGTATGTTAAGGTGATGAATGGATGGGAGTTAGGGGAGTTACACGATGTAGATACTACTGGTGCTACTAATGGTCAGGTTCTTAAATATAATGGAACTATCTGGACACCGAGTGGGGATGTGGGAATTACAAGTCTAAACGGACTAAACGCAACAACCCAAACCTTCGCAACTGGTTCAAGTGGAACGGATTTCAATATCAGTTCAGCAACCTCTACACATACCTTCAATCTTCCTACTGCAAGTGGTACAAATAGAGGGTTACTAAGCAGTGCAGATTGGACAACATTCAACAACAAACAAAACGCTTTAACCAACCCAATAACGGGAACGGGCACAAGTGGTCAAGTCGCTTACTTCACTGGTTCTACTACACAAGCTGGTAGTAATAATTTGTTTTGGGATGCGACTAATAATAGGTTAGGAGTAGGTACTAATTCTCCATTATATAGATTTGACCTTCAAGGAACAAGCAATACTGTTGGCATTCGTTCAGCAAGTAATACATCTGGCGATATATTATATTATGCAACTGGTACTGTTACTGGTAGTTTAAATGCTTTTACTACTGCTATTAATGCAACTGGTAATGTTAATGCTTCTTTACAAAATAACAATACTGCAACTGGTAGTGCTACCTTAGATATAAATGTTACTGCTGCATCTACGGGCGACCCTTATTTATCTTTTACTACAAGCGGAGCAACAAACTGGAGTTTAGGTATTGACAATAGTGATAGTGATAAATTAAAGATTGGTCCAGTATCAAACCCATCATTAGCTGGTGCAACTACATTAGTATTACATACAACTGGAAACACAAGTCTTGGTTCGGTTGCCGACTCTGGTCAACGCTTACAAGTAACGGGTGATACGTTATTGAAAGGTAGTGGCACATCTTCAACTAATGCTTTGTTGGTTCAGAATAGTGCGGGGGCAGAATTATTTAGAGTTACAAATAATAATTTTGTAGTATTACAAAATATATTCCCACAATCTGCATCTGCTTTAAATATATATCATAGAGAAAATATAACTGCTGGTATTCTTTTTAGCCCAAATGGTGCAACTACATCAACAAGTGGAGCAAGATACACAGTACAAACAAATGAAACATTTAGCCCAACAAGTGGCAATGCGTCATTCGCTGTACAATTATTAATTCCCACCATTAACCAAACGGGCGGTGCAAACGGAGTTACTCGTGGGTTACTTGTATCTCCAACCCTAACGGCTGCTGCTGATTGGAGGTCAATAGAATGGAGCAACAATACTGGATGGGGATTGTATGGTGCGGGTTCTGCCAACAACTATATGGCTGGGCAAGTTGCTATCGGTCACGCAGTAGTACCTGACCCAGCAGGTGCTTGGCAAAGAGCATTGGTAATAGGTAATACTGGTGCTAATAAAATTATTGCTGGTTATTTAGCTTCATCTACTAATGGTGCTACAATAGGAGCTAATAATGGCGCTCTTAGTGCTTGGGCAAGACTTAATATAGCTGGTTCAGAAATACTTTTTAGAGTTTTAGAAACAGAACACGCAAGACTTACTTCTTTGGGTAATTTCCAAATAGGAGCAGCTGCTGACACGGGCGAGAAGCTCCAAGTCACTGGCACTGCGAAGATAACGGGGGCGACAAGTATAGGTGGAAATTTAAGTGTTATTAAAAATAGTGGTAGTCCAAGTATTATAAA